AGTTCAGCCAATGAGCCTACCATCAGGTCTAATCTTCTTCTTAGATTTTACCTTTGCTAACAGCCGTATGGGCTACACTTCTACAGAGTCAGTTTACGGCGGTAACGTAACTGGTTCACAGATCACTGGCGGTGTTAACTTAGGTGGCGGAGTAACTCCTGCTAACCAGCAGGATGTTGAGACAGCACCTTACTACCTAAACAGTGCTTACTCGTCACCATCAAATTCATCCGGTCTCGCTGCTGCCGACCTTGATACTGGTGATACAATTACTAGCGCTACTACATTCAGTAATTTGACCGACGCCATGAAAGTACGTCTACGTCATGATCCCGATTTGCTACAGGCACTAGAAGATGCAGAAGGCGCTGGAGCAACAGTAATTGAGCTGCGCGTTCCAGCAGGCACCTCAGCCGGTGAAGTTGATGACGAATTCCCACAGCTTAATAAGCGTAACCTCATTGGCATTAACTGGACATCAAGCACTTCTAACTGTGTCTTGATTCGTCGTTTGACTCGCTTTGAGTCTGACGGTGACTTGAGTTTCATTCTTTACAAGGCTGATGGTAACGCCGCAGCGGGTACAGTCTCTAACGCCGTTTACCCAATCGTTGATGATTTCATCGCTGGTAATGGCGTTGGTTCAGTTTCTGGCGACCCTCTATGGGGTCTTGAAGGTGCTGGCAACGCTGCGGGCACGTTTGACGGTTCTGCAAGAGATGTCATTCCAGAGATCGACATTAAGGTTGAGTCCGTTGCTGTTACGGCCAACACCAAGAAGCTCAAAGCCAAGTGGACTCCTGAACTTGCTCAGGACCTCAATGCTTACCACAATCTCGACGCCGAGGTTGAGCTTACAAGCATTCTCTCAGAGCAGATTGCTCTAGAGATCGACCAAGAGATCCTTAACGATCTCATTCAAGAGGCTACTGCTGGCACTAAGTACTGGAGCCGTCGTCCCGGTAAATTCGTTAACCGTGACACAGGTGCCCAAGTTGGCGCTACCAGTTCCGCTCCAGACTTCACTGGTACTGTCTCAGAGTGGTACGAGACTCTCGCTGAAACCATCAATGATGTCAGCGCTCAAATCCACAGAAAGACACTTCGCGGTGGTGCTAACTTCGTAGTTTGCTCACCAGAAGTTGCCAACCTCCTAGAGTTCACCGCTGGTTTCCGTGCTACCGTAAACCACGAGGAGCTAAAGGGTGGTCAGATTGGTGCTGTTAAGGTAGGTGCTATGAGCAAGAAGTTTGATGTTTACGTCGATCCATACTTCCCACGTTCAGTCGTGCTAGTTGGTCGTCGTGGCAACAGCTTCCTTGAGAGTGGCTATGTCTACGCTCCATACGTCCCACTACAGGTCACACCAACCATCTTTGGTGTCGAGGACTTCGTACCCCGTAAGGGCGTCATGACTCGCTACGCCAAGAAGATGGTTCGTCCAGACATGTACGGACTAGTTATTGTCGAAGACTTAATCGGCTAATAGCTAAGCGAAGCAAACTAGGTTCCCCGTTGGGTTTTTGACTCAGCGGGGAATCTTCTTTTTGGGCAGACTATTTATTAATGTATAAAGCCTAAAGGCGATTATTAAACAAGGAGAAAATAAATCATGGCTAAGAATGGTTTTTCAATGTCAAACAGAGTTGCTGTAGAGTCTGTCTCAGCAGCTAAAACACTAACAGCAGACGACTGTGGCAAGCTTTTTGTAGTGACCGCCACAGGTTCAGCAGGATACACTTTAAGCTTACCTGCAGCCGCTACTGCGGGAGAGGGCTGGAACGTTTCTTTTAACGTTATCAGTGGCTCAGTAGCCAAGACTGTAACTATTGATCCAAACGGCTCAGAAACAGTTTATGTTGTTGGAATCTCGGCTGTTTCATCTTCCCAGTACGATGAAGTCATTTTTGCTGAGATGAGTGATATTGCCTTTAAGGATACAAATGTGGCCACTGGAGATAGACTCAGATTAGTTTGCGATGGCACTAACTGGTGGGCCGAAACTTACTTAAAAAACGAAATATCTGGCACTCTTGTCCCCTAAGCAAATTTTTAAATAAAGGATAAAAAATGAACAAAGTAGAAGAAAAAGTTACAAAAACAAGAAAAAGAGCATCAAGACCTGCTGCGACTCCTTCAAAAAAAGAAGTTGGCTTTGCTGAATGGCTCGCAGCTAAGAAAAAGCTAGATAACCTCCCCAAGGGATTCGGTGCTGACCGCAGCGCCATAGCCAAGGCTAAGGCTGAACTTGACAAGATTGAAGCAGAAATTCTTAGATAGTTTTAAAATCCTAATAGCCAAAGCTTTATACAAGACCTCCTAGTTTAAAACTAGGAGGTCTTCTTTTATCAGACTATTTAATAGTGTAGGAGAACGACTTAAATGGCTCAACCAACTTTAACACCGGCTAGTTCAACACCAACGAACATCTTACCTTCGTCATCACTAGCTAGTACAGCATTTACATTTAGTTATCCATTTGGTATTTATGGATCAGGTGGCCCACTAGAATCACAGTACTTTGCTTCAGGGGCGTCTGACCAAGTGGCTTTCACTTACAAGAGATTAGGTGGGGATGTCTTAGACATTGAGCTAACCGAAGGAAACGTGTTTGCTGCCTACGAGGAAGCCGTTTTAGAATACTCCTACATTATCAACCTACATCAGGCTAAAAACGCCTTGTCGAACGTTCTAGGCTCTGCAACAGCTAGTTTTGACCATAATGGTAACCCCATTGCCGGTGATGCTCAAAATCTCAAAGCAGAGCTTAAATACCCCAAGTTTAAGTTAACTTATCCTGTAAGAGTTGCTAGAGGGTTAGCAAAGTATGCCGGAACTAACGGTGATGTTCGTTATTATTCAGCTAGCTTTGTTCCAACAGCCTCAGTACAGGACTATGATTTACAGGCAATTATTTCATCAAGCTTTCCAAGCTTAATTACAGATAACCAAAGAGCTACAATTACTAATGTTTGGTATAAAACCCCTCTTACAATGTGGAGGTTCTTTGCTTACTATGGTGCTCTTAATGTTATTGGTAACTTATCAACTTATGGACAATACTCAGATGATTCAACATTTGAAGTAGTCCCAACTTGGCAAAACAAAGTTCAAGCAATGGCTTATGAAGACTCTCTTTACACAAGAGTAAGTCATTTTTCTTTTGAGTTAATTGATAATAGGCTTAGACTGTTTCCAACTCCAGAATCTGGAATGATGCCTGACCGTTATTGGTTTAGATTCTATGTCGATGGCGGCGCTTATGATGAAGACCCGACTCGCAAAGAAGGAGCAGAAGGCGTCAACAACATGAACACCTTGCCATTTAATAACATTGCCTATACTAACATTAACTCTATTGGCAAGCAGTGGATTCGCCGCTATGCCCTTGCTTTGACTAAAGAGATGCTGGGGCAGATCAGAGGTAAGTTTGGCGGCTCTGTGCCAATCCCAGGCGATAATGTAAGTCTAAACTCAGGAGATCTATTGGGTCAAGCCAGTTCAGAAAAAGAAGCCCTAAAAACAGAGCTTAATGGAATCTTAGATCAATTAACTTATGTTGAATTAGCTAAGAAAGATTCTGAATTGGTTAAGACAAACGACGAAATTTTTGCCAAGGTTCCAATGCCTATTTTCCAAGGATAAATAAATGCCAGACCCAAAAGACAAATGGGAACAACCCGCAGCACCGCCCGGTCCAGTCTTCTTTAACAAAAAGGAAAGAGACTTTGTTAAGCAAGTAACTGACGAAGTTACAGACAGAGTTGTAGCCCAGCCAGTTGCTTATTACCCTTTAAGCATTGAACATTCAAACTATCATCCACTTTATGGTGAGGCAATTGAGAAAACATTCCTACCACCCATTAGAGTCTATGCTCTTGTGACTTTTGAAGGAATTCAGACTGAAACCTCAGACTTTGGCGTGGATAAAAGAGCTACTATTAATGTAAAGTTTCACAAAAGAAGATTAGGTGAAGATCAAAATGTCTTTGTAAGAGAGGGCGACTTTGTTCTTTATGGAGACATCTTTTATGAGATCACAGAATTAAATGAGCCAAAGCAGCTATTCGGACAGATTGATTTCCGTTACGAGATCGAAGCTAAGTGTGTAAGAGCAAGAAAGGGGAAGTTCAATGCCGAATAAGTCTACAAAACAAAGAACACTTAGTCCATCAACCTTAGAGACGATTGATTTTGCTCTTTACAATTGGCTAAATGAAAAGCTAGACATCTATACGGATTCCAACGAGGGTCGTAGAAAGGTTCCAATCATTTGGATTACCGCAGAGAGAGCTTTTCAAGTTAAAAGCAACAAAGAATTAAGAGAGATAGATTCAGAATCAATTATCTATCCAGCGATGGTTGTCGAAAGAAACTCAGTTTCTAAAACAAATGCTAATGAAAGAGTAATTCCCGGTAACATCTTTGCTCAGATGGATAGAAAGCGAGGGGCCTTTCCTCTCTACAGGAGAGTGGTAAAAGACAAGACACAGAATTTTCAAAATGCGGCAGCGAAAAGATACACAAATCAGACACAAGAAACTTTTAAGTTGCCATTTGAATCTAGTGAAGTGGTTTATGAAACACTCTACACTGGTTATCCAGTGTTTCTAAACATGAACTACACAATTAAAATTAGAACAATCTACATTCAGCAGTTAAATGAAATTTTATTACCGTTTCAAAGATTCACAGGCGGCATTAATCAGTTCTTAGTGGAACACGAAAACCATAAATACGAAGCCTTTATTGAGGATGATTACTCAATTAGCAGCAACGCTTCTAATCTAGGTGGAGAGGAAAAGAAATTTGACGCTGAAATCAAAATAAAAGTCTTGGGTTATGTTACTGCCGATGGGATAAATCAAGATACCCCTTATGTCGTAAGTCGTGAATCACCAGCCAAGATTAGATTCACAAGAGAGCGTAGTATGTTAAGAGAGAGGAATCCTGACAACGACGATGGTTTCTTTAGACAATAAGCATTTTGGCTTTTGAAAAACTATTTACATTAGACTATTGTCCGAGGAGTTTTAACACATGGCAGTTTCAGCAAAAAACTTTAGATTTATTTCACCCGGTATCCGAATCGAGGAGATCGACCGCTCCCAAATTCCAGCAGACGAGCCAGCAATTGGCGCGTGCGTAATTGGTAGAGCAGCAAGAGGACCGGCTTTTACCCCTGTAGAGGTAAGAAGCTTTTCAGATTTCGTAGCTACCTTTGGTGAGCCAGTAGCCGGTGGTAATGGCGGTGATGTTTGGAGAGAGGGCAACTACACTTCTCCAATGTACGCTACTTACGCAGCCCAATCATGGTTAAGAAACGGCGAAGCCTTAACTTTCGTTAGAACACTTGGTGTTAAAAACAGCGCAGTTGGCGAAACAGACACAGGCGCAGCAGGTTGGAGAGTCGGTACTGCCGACTTTAACGATGCGGCTGCTGAAGCTAATGGTGGCGCTTACGCCTTGGTGGTTTTTCCATCAGCATCAAATCTTAGTGTCGCAAAGCCAACTGGTTCTGTAGCAGCTATTTTTTACATGGGTGATGGCGCTCCAGTTTTAAGCGGATCTAATGCTGCTGGTGACGGCAAAAAAGGCTCATCAGAATTAATTAAATCTACTGGTGGCGAATTAGTAGTTCAGTTTTCAGGATCAATTGCCGGCGCTGCCTCTGGTTCATTTGGTGTTTCCTTTTCCAAGGGTAAGTCAAACTTTATTAGAAAGGTTTTTAACACCGATCCAACCCTAATTGGAAGATCAAGCGCCACAAATGGTAAAATCAATTACTTCTTAGGCGAGACCTTCGAAACAACTTACGAAGCAGAACTAACAGGAACAAACTCCACAACCGAGGAGGTGTTTGGAGCTATTGTTGGCTTGGGTGGATTTACCACTGCTGGCGCAGCAGGAAGTGATATTCAGGGTCACGATGTTAGAAAAGGCGCTTTAGAGTCAAACAGCTACTCAAAATCAGGTTGGTTCCTAAGCCAAGACCTATCAAGCGACACAGCTAGCTGGAGTTCAACAACTTCTACTAACTTAACAAATGGAAGACTTAAAAAACTATTCCGCTTTGTTGGCTTGGATGCTGGTGAATGGACACAGAACAACATCAAGGTTTCACTAGCCAACATTAGAGCGCCGATCAACGAGGATGTAGATCCCTACGCCACATTTACAGTTCAGCTTAGACAGATCCAAGATAGCGACGATAATGTTAAAATTGTTGAATCTTTTGAAGGCTGTAACTTAAATCCAAATTCAGACAACTACTTGCTAAGAAGAGTTGGTACAAGATACTCAGAGTATGACTACACAAAAGGTAGAATTATTGAAAAGGGCGAGTTCCCAAATAACTCTAAATATGTTAGAGTTGAAGCTGCTTCTGAATTCTCAGACGGCTTCCCAGCAGATTATGTCCCATTTGGTGTAACTGGTCCAACTAAATTCATTAGCAGTGTCTTTGGAACTGATAACGAAATTGATAGTGGCGTTCTAAGAGGTGTTGGTGATAATGCTTTCGGCAATGCTTTCGTAACTGCGATTCTATCAGGCTCTGGTCTTGTCGGCGGTCTTAAGATTAACTTCCCATCTGCTCCAACAAGAGCCAACACAGATAGTCTACTAGACTACAGACAAGCTTACTTTGGTGTTCAGACAACAGCAGACGGTGGTAGTAACTTTAAAGCAGACATCAGAGATCTCGTAAGAAGCAAACCAAGAGGCGTTAGTAATCAATACGATGCTGATTTATCAAACATCTTGGAATACCAGTATGTTGTTTCATTGGAAGACTTAACATTCAAAGACCAAAATGGAGCAGGCGCAGTCGGCGTTGGTAGTTCTTCCTTCTTAGACATCAACACCTCAGCTAGAGCAGGCGGCTACTCACTAACCACAACCGGCTCATTCCCAACAGGATTCCCTGCTGGTCCAGATGCCGATTCAGGCAGCTACAAGGT